CTCGGCCGTGTCCAGATCAACAAGCTCCCGGCGGTGCTCGGCCGCCGGGCGATCCGGACCCTCATGCGGGCGGGCCTGTACTGGGCGGGCGGGAGCCTGACGTGAGGGTCCCGCTGGCCCTCCTTCGCACCCCGCTCACAGTCGAGGCTTTCGAAGGCTCAGGCGCGCACGGGCCGCGCTTCGCCGAGCCCGTCGTCATCCGCTCGTCCGTCCAGCCCACCAACCGGCTCGTCCTCGAGCCCGGCGGTCGCACTCTGGCCATCGACGCGCTCGCCGTGATCAGGCCCGAGGCGGGACCCGTCCGCCCAGAGTCGCGCGTGCATGCTGAGGACGTGACCTACCGCGTCGTCCGGTGCTACGCGATGCCGGACCCGCTGCGCCCGTCTTCCTACGAGCTCTCGCTCGCGAAGATCGCGGACACGGGCGCCGCCGTGGGGAGCGGGTCGTGACGTCGACTACCATGAAGTGGATGCCGGAGAAGGCGCTTCGGGCTGCTGACAGGGCGGCTGACGAGGGCGCGAAGCGTGGCGCCGAGCGCGTCCTGGACGAGGCGCAGCGCATCGTCCCCATGGACGTCGGGAAGCTCCACGACACCGGCGCGGTCGACGCGCAGGACGGCGAGGCCTCGGTCTCCTACGACACCGAGTACGCCGCGCACCTCCACGAGCATCCCGAGTTCCACTTCCAGCGAGGGCGCGAGGGCAAGTGGCTCGAGCGCGCGACCAGCGACGCGGCGCCGACGGTTCTCGAAGACATGGCCGAGGGCGCGAGGAGCGAGCTGTGATCCACGAGGCCATCGCCGAGTACGTCGGCTCCGCCGTCGAGGGGCTCGCCTACAGCGAAGCCGCCGAGGGCAACGTCTTCATCGACAAGCTCCCGACGACGCCAGACCGCGCGGTGTGCGTGTATGCGACGCCCGGCCCCGAGGCGGACTCCAAGCTCCCGTACGACCCCGTCACCTTCCAGGTGGTCGTGCGCGGCGAGGCGATGGCGTGGCCGCTCGTGACGTGGACGCGCGTGCGTGACGTGCTCCACGGGCTCCGCAACGTCACGCTCCCGGGCGGCGAGCTCATGATCTGGTGCATCGCCACGCAGTCGAGCCCGTTCCGCCTCGGCGAGGACGAGAACGGGCGGCCGCAGTACAGCGCTAACTACCGGGCTGAGGTGCTCCACGCGAGCTCTCAGCGACCAGCCTGAGAGGAGCTGACATGACACGAGTCATCGACTTCGACGCTTACCGAGCCGAGCAGAAGAAGGAGCCCGTCGAGCTCAAGATCGGCGGGAAGACCTACGAGCTCCCGTCGAGTCTCCCGGCCTCGCTCGCCCTCGACATGGTCCGCCTCAAGGCGGACATGGACTCGAAGGCAGAGATCCCGCCTGAGATCCTCGGGAAGCTCGGGGTCGGCGCCTTCGGCGAGGAGACCTTCCGGGCCATCCTCGAGGAGCACGCGCTCACTCTCGACGAGCTCGGCAAGCTCATGCAGGACGTCCTCCGGGCCTACACGGGCACCGAGGACGAGGACGCCGAGGGAAACTGATCGGCCCGTCCGGGGCTGGCGGGCGTCACTTCAACCTCCTCGACTCGTGGGTCTTCATCGAGGCGGACTTCCAGCGGGAGTACCGCCTCGACCTCGTCTCTGAGCTCGACTCTCTGACCTGGCGCCGGTTCCTCGTCCTCCTCCGGGGCCTGAGCCGGCAGTCCACCACGGTCGTGTCCGCGAGCGAGAGCGTCCAGTTCGGCGACGGCCGGGCGAACCTCGTCCAGGGCCCGAAGGCGGCGCAGCAGGCCTTCGAGTCGATCTACGGTGGAGTGAAGGCCACGCCCAAGCACCCGTAGAATACGGGCATGGCCATCAAGGTAGGCGAGCTCTACAGCACACTCACGGTCGACAAGGGACCGTTCGAGAAGGCGCTGAAGCTTGCCAAGATCGCGGTCCTCGCCGTCGTCGGCGCCATCGCGGGCATCGGCGTCGCTGCCGGGAAGGCGGCCGTCGAGTTCGAGAAGGGGATGGCCAACGTCCAGACCCTCATCGGCTCCGGGTCTGAGTCCGACAAGCGGATCAAGGAGCTCGGCGGTGCGCTCAAGACGATGTCGGTCGAGACCGGCAAGAGCCTCGGAGACCTGTCCGCCGGCCTGTACCAGGTCATCTCGGCCTTCGGCGACTCAGGAGACGCTGTCGGCCTCCTCGAGGTCGCGGCGAAGGCGTCCACGGCCGGCCTGTCGACGACGCTGGATGCGGTCAACCTCCTGTCGGCGGTCACGAAGGGCTACGGCGACACGACCAAGGAGGCCGCCGAGCACACGTCGGACCTCGCGTTCAAGACAGTCGTCCTCGGGCAGACGACGTTCCCCGAGCTGGCGGCGTCGATGGGTGCCATCATCCCGATCGCTGCTGCGATGAAGGTCAAGCAGGAGGAACTCTTCGCTGCGACCGCGACCCTGACGGGCGTGACGGGCAACACCTCCGAGGTGATGACTCAGCTCAAGTCGATCATGGTCGGCGTCCTGAAGCCGAACAAGAACATGACAGCGGCGCTGGAGGACCTCGGCTACACCGGCGCCAACGCGGCCAGTGAGCTCATCGGAGACAAGGGTCTTGTCGGAGCCGTGCGCGCGCTGGTCGGCACTAGCACGGCTGCCGAGGTCGGCCTGGGCAAGATGTTCAGAAACGCTGAGGGCCTGCCCGCGATCTTTGCCCTGACGGGCGCGCAGGCCGAGATCTTCAACGAGAAGCTCGCTGCCATGGCTGACGTGGCCGGCGAGACGGACGAGGCGTTCAAGATCCAGGAGGCCACGGTCGAGGCGACGATGCACCGCGTGCAGGCGGCCATCAACGTGGTCCTCGTCACGCTCGGCGAGAAGTTCCTCCCCGTCCTCGCGGACATGCTCGACTGGGTCCTCGCTCACATGCCTCAGATCCAGGCCGTCGTCGAGGGAGTGTTCGCTGGTATCGCCTCCGCCATCGACTGGGTGACCAAGAACGTCATCCCGCCGCTCGTCGCGGTCTTCAAGTTCGTGGCCGAGCAGGTCGTGCCCGCGATCTCGCAGGCCTTCGACAGTGTCTCCGAGAAGGTGATGCCGTCGCTGGCCGAGGCCTTCGACTTCATCCAGAAGACCGTCATCCCGGCCTTCGGCAAGGCCTTCGAGTGGATCAGGACCAACATCCTCCCGCCGCTGCAGCGTATCTTCAAGACGTGGTCTGAGAACATCCTCCCGGTCCTCATCCTCGCCTTCGCCACCGTCGTGAAGGTCGTCAAGGACAACTGGCCGACCATCATGTCCATCGCGGAGAAGGTCGGGTCGGTCGTCAAGACAGCCTTCGACGTGATCGTCACCGTGCTCGAGGTCGTGTACCCAATCATCCGGGCGGTCGCGGAGGTCCTGTTCCCCGCACTCGGCGAGGCCGCGGGCATCCTCCTCAGCATCATCGACCAGGTGTTCGGCGGGATCGGAGACTACATCGACTTCGCGATCAACGACGTCATCATTCCGACCATCAACACGCTCCTTGGGCTCTGGAACTCGGCGCCAGCGATCTTCGCCGCGGTCGGCGAGGGCATCGGGGCTGGGCTCGCGGTGCTGGGCGAGATCGTGGGCACGGTCTTCGACGGCATCCGCGAGGCTATCCGCCTCGTCCTCAGCATCCTCTACGACTTCGGCTACATCGTCGCTACCATCGTCACGGCGGTCATCGGCTTCTTCGCGGACCTCCTCGCCCCCGAGATCGAGCTCATCGGGGCGATCTTCAGCACCGTCTTCGGCGCCATCAAGGCGGTGGTCGAGGCCGTCGCCGGAGCCATCGGCGCTGCAGTCGGCTGGGTCGTCCAGACGATCTTCCCGGGCTTCTCGAGCGGAGCGCAGGCGGCAGGCTCGGTGATCGGCGGGGTCTTCAGTACGATCCAGTCCGTGATCAGTGGAGTCGCAGGTGTCGTCGGGTCCGTCCTGCGCACTCTCGGGAGCGTCGTCTTCGGCGGGCTCGGGGCGGCGGCCAACGTCATGAAGACCATCCTCTCCACGGCCTTCTCCGTCGTGGTCGGCGCGGTCAGCACGGCACTCACGCTCATCCGCCCGATCACCGACGCCATCGGCGGCGCGTTCCGCGCGATGGGTGGCGTCATCTCAGGCGTGTGGGACGCGATCACGTCGGTCATCAAGGGCGCCATCAACGGCGTGATCAGCGCGGTCAACTCCCTCATCCGCGCGCTCAACGGCATCCAGATCCACATCCCCGGCGTCGACACCCCCTTCGGGAAAGTCGGCAAGATGGACTGGAACGGCCTGCGCCTCGGCCAGATCCCGTACCTCGCGAAGGGCATGTGGGAGGTCCCGGGCATCATGCCCGCGATGCTCCACCCGAAGGAGGCTGTCCTCTCGGCGGGCGAGGCTGAGGACTACCGGCGCCGGCGCCGCAGCGGCAACGGCGTGGACGTCACGGACGGGGGCGGAGGGCCGGACATCAAGATCATCGTCGAGGGGGACGTCTACGGCGACGGCATCGACCAGCTCGCCGACAAGCTCGCCTGGCGGCTCCGGCTGGCTGGCGCATAGGAGGGACACATGAGCACCGACTACCCCGGCGCAGTCGACACGCTGACCAACCCGATCTCGACTGACCAACTGTCGAGCCCGTCGCACGCCGACCAGCACGCCAACGCCAACGATGCCATCGAGGCGATCGAGGCATCTGTCGGGTTGACCGGAACGGCGTTCCCCGGCTCCCCGACTACGGACCAGCCGTTCTATCGGACCGATCGGCACATCGACTACTTCTACGATGGTACGCGCTGGCTCTCGCGGAACCTCTTCAGCTACCCGATCCCGGCTACCAGTGCCTTCCTCCCGATTACCGCCACCAACGCTGCCCTTCAGCGCGCGGCATACCCGGCTGCGGGCCTGTATGGAGTCTGGATCGAGAGGCTCACTGCGACGTTCTTTGTCACGGCGGGAACAGCCCTCAGCGCGAGCCACAAGTGGGTCGGCGTGTTGATCGACGGCGCCACGTCGACGACGCTTGCAACCGTGACCATCGACTCGGGGGCTAGTTCGGCATGGCGCAACTCACTGGTGGTCGCGGATGCCAACATTGGCTCAACGAGCTACGAGATGGATATGGGTTGGACCAAGACCGGCACGCCCGGCGATCTCTACGCGCTCGTCGCCATCCTGTACCGACTCGTCGGCTAGTCCGTGACCCTCTACAACGACGCCAGCGTCGCCTACGACGCCGCCGACGTCCTGTATGACGGGATCGCTCTCCGCGACCCGCTGACGCTCGTCATCGACGGCTTCGACGAGACGGGGACGCTCGCAACCCAGTCGCTGAGCGTCACGGCGGGCACGCACGGGAACTCGCTCGGCACGCTCGACGCGAAGCTCAACGACCCGCCGGCAGTGCCCGAGGCCGAGCAGGCGGTCGACCTCTATGTCGGCGAGGTGCGGCGGTTCCGCGGGACCGTCCGAGCCGTCGAGGCGCAGGAGTTCATCGGCGGGTACGTGTTCGCGAAGATCGGGGCGCAGGACGAGGGGCCTGACTCGGTCCTCCCGACCGCGGCGCCGTTCGGCCTCTCGGACGACCCCGACGACGTGACCACGAAGGGCTACCGGTCCCTCATGAAGATGACGCGGACGACCGAGGGCGGGAGCCCAAAGACGACCTACCGCGCCGTCGTCCGTCACGTCGGCCTGTGGGCGGGCATGAACGTCGAGGTCACGAGCGCGACCTATGGCCTGGCCGCCGAGGAGCTCGCGGTCGTCGAGGTCACCGCTAGCTTCCCCGGTCCAACGCACCCGCAGGAGTACGCGCTGACTCTCGGCGAACCACTCGTCAAGCTCGCGCAGGTCATGTCGGAGCACCCGCCAGCCGATGGCCTCATCACGGAGACGATGATCGCCGACGACTCCATCAGCACGCCGAAGCTCCAGGCCAACTCGGTCGAGACAGGCAACCTGGCCGCTGACGCGGTCATCGCTAACGTCGCCAACGTGGGCGACACCGTCGTCATCGACGACACCGGCATCACGGTCACGGACGGCGCCATCACGGTCGAGAACGGCGACTTGGTCGTCATCATCGACGGCACCTCCAACATGTTCAAGATCGCCGCGACCGGCACGCTGACCGTGTCGGGTGTAGGCGGCGGGGTTGCGACGACGGTACTGTCGGCGCTCGGAGCGCAGGCGGCCACTCCAGCGCACCTGGGCTTCGTGACGAGCGGGGTCGACCCGACGGCTGCCTACAGGGAGGTCGGCATTCAGATCGACAACGCCATCCTCTATGCCGCCTCGAGCAGCGGAGGGTCGCCCACTTTCCAGTTCTACGGGATCAACGCGTACACGCAACTCGACATGGGGCTCGACGGGTCTAGCTTCGCGCGTGCCAGGCTGGTATGCCTCAGCGCGTACGCCTTCTCTGTGACTCGGTACGGGCGCTACTACGTTCTGAAGGAGGCGAGCATCTGATGCTGAGCATGCTCATCGCCTACGACGCCGACGGCCAGGTGGTCGCCACGCTCGACTACGTCGTGCGCTACGCCGACGACCCGCAGCGCACACCGCTCGGGCTCGTCGACTTCGAGGCGCACGAGATGGCCGGTCGAGAGCACACGGACATCTGGATCGTCTCTAATGCGACGGGGTCGAAGACCTGGCCGGAGTGGCTCGGCGCGGCGGCGCACGACTTCCGCGTCGAGCTCGAGGGCCCGCCCGGCCGGAAGCGCATCGCCGCCCTCGTCCACAAGACGAGCGGCC